TTACATCTGGAGTTGTATATGTGCTTAAATTAATAAAACTAACTTCAGTATTTCTTGATTCTTTACTAAATTGTCCTAAACTATTTCTTTTTCTATTTTTCATATTACAAGATAATCATTATTGTAAGAATTATTTGTTTTATATTGTCCTTGATTTAGATTATAATATTTATCATCATCTTGGTCAATTTCTTGATTTGTAACAAATATTTTATCTTTATATATATCTATTATTTCTGTTGTATCAACATTCCATAATTCCTCATAAGCTTGCCATAAATTATAATTCGTATTCCAAAAATTAGGGTCACTATAATAAGTTAAATCATAAAAATGATTTTCAACTAATATTGGACTAAATGCTAATGTAACATTCAAATAATTTCCAACTGTTGTTGCATTTGTTATTTCATAAACTTTTGTAACATTAGTACTATCATCTCTAACGGATAATGAAAAAGCAGAAGCATATTCTCTTGGAATAACTTTTAATGTTTGATTGCTTGCAGTTGTAGTTAATATAATCATTTAATATATAACGCGATTATAAGTTTATTTTGTAAAATAAAAAAAGCACCCATATAGAGTGCTTTATTTTTATGAAGAAATTAACTATTTTGATTTTAGTTAGGTGTGATTTGCGTTGCTGAAGCACTTATTACGCCTGCATCTACAAATGCTGGTGCTTTTTCCTCTTGTCCTTCCATTACTAATGTAAAGCCATAAAGGTCACCTGCCGCTGCTCCTGTAACGATTGTTCCACCTGTACATTCTACACCATTTTCCAAACCACATAAGAATTGATTACCTAAATAATCTTCTACTACTAAATGAGGTCTACTCACTGCAAGTAATTGAATTTCTTGTTGAGTTGCATTATCCAAAAATGGTAATGTTAAATTAAGTGTTTGTGCAAAAAATGTAGTACCATTTTCCCTAGAACTATTTATAGTTGATTCTAAACTAGAATTTCCTTTTACATCAAATTCAAACCAAGCTGGAGAACCTGAAAATGCAGAAATTGTTCCATCAGCATCAACTGTAACTGTTCCAAGTGTACCATAATCAGCAAAATATACTTTTTTTACTCCGCCAAAACCAGTTTTGCAAGGTAAACTTCTTCCTGTTGTAAGTGTACACGCCATATTATTATTTTTTAAAAAGTTAAAAAAAAGGGTAAAGTAGGTTAAAGCCTATCCTACCCTTTTATGTTTATTTATATTTTAGTCGTTATGATAAAGAACTACCTCTGAACCGAAGCCATACTGCACTCCGCTAGTAAATCTCATTATAACTCTAACATTTTGCGAACCATCAAGGTCTGCCATATCTAACACCTTAACCAAGTTATGGTCGTTTAAGAGACCAGTACCAAAATAAAGGTTAGATTTTTGTGCTAATACCATTTGGTTATCATTAAGACCAGGAGCAAGGAAAATATCAACACCATCAAATGTTAA